GACATAAGTTATGAAGAAGCAAGTTTTATTAAAGAAACATTTATTAATCAATACAGGTGTCGTGAGATTACACTTATTCCGCAATCACAAATTGAGGAAATTACAACAGACTTAGACATTAGCACATTTGTTAGTGTTGATCAAATTGTTGCAGGTGAAATATCAGAACTTGATACAGATTCATTTGATAAGGTAAAACTTTTGGAGATTTATAACGGGTTGGCACATGATTAAAATTAAGGACCTAACAGTAAGAAATTTTATGAGTGTTGGGAATCAAACCCAAGCGGTAGATTTCGACAAACAACAACTAACACTAGTACTCGGCGAAAACTTAGATCAAGGAGGTGACGACTCAGGCTCGCGAAATGGTACTGGTAAAACTACAATTATCAATGCACTAAGTTATGCACTCTACGGAACAGCACTAACTAATATTAGGAAAAATAACTTAATTAACAAAACTAATTCTAAAGGTATGTTAGTTACTCTTTCTTTTGAGAAAGACAATCTCCAATATCGTATTGAACGTGGTAGATCTCCAAATATATTAAAGTTCTACATTAACAATGAAGAACAAGTCGACATAGATGAAAGTCAAGGCGATAGTCGTAAAACACAACAATCGATTGATACACTTTTAGGAATGAGCCATGATATGTTTAAGCACATTGTTGCGTTAAACACATACACAGAGCCCTTCCTAAGCATGCGTGTAAACGATCAAAGAGCGATTATTGAACAACTTTTAGGTATTACAATACTGTCTGAAAAAGCAGATGTTCTTAAAGAAGATATAAAAGTTACTAAGGACGATCTAAGTCAAGAAACAATGCGTATTAATGCATTGCAAACAGCAAATGAAAAGATTGACGAAACTATTGTAAGTTTGCAAAGTAAGCAAAAAGCATGGCTTGGCAAACGCACTACAGACGTTGTAAAACTAAAAGAAGCAATCGACGAATTTGAACACTTAGACATCGATGCTGAATTAGAAGCACATGAAAAACTAGCAAATTGGACCGAGCATAACAATGCTATTTTGGCTCTTAGAAAAGAATTAAGCACATTAGAACCTGCACTATTACGTGCTGATAGATCTGTAGAAAAAGCAAAAAAAGACGCTGATAATTTAGATCAAGGTACATGTCACTCATGCGGGCAAGACCTTCCTGATGATAAAAAAGCAGAAATTGCAGAACGTAAAAATAAAGAACTTGAAGACTCTATTTCATATCAATCAGAGATTGCAGAAAAGGTTACAGGAGTTGCAGAAGCACTAAATGAAATTGGTGACATCAATGGCAAGCCTAATACGTTTTACGAGACGTCTAAAGAAGCATACGAACATAGACAAAATGTCGAAGGTTTAAAGCAGACATGGGAAGCTAAAAAGGATGAAGAAGATCCTTATCAAGCACAAATTGACGATTTAGAAAATAGTGCAAAACAAGAAATTAATTGGGAACAAGTAAACACACTTACCTCTCTAAAAGAGCACCAAGAGTTTTTACTTAAATTATTAACAAACAAAGATTCGTTTATACGTAAGAAAATTATAGATCAAAACTTAGCGTATCTAAACAACAGACTTACATATTATCTTGACAAACTAGGCTTACCGCATAGTGTTACATTCTTAAATGACCTAACTGTAGAAATTACACAATTAGGACAAGATTTAGATTTTGATAACTTGTCAAGAGGTGAACGTAACAGACTTATACTTGGTATGAGTTTTGCGTTTAGAGATGTTTGGGAAAGTTTATATCAAAACGTAAACTTGTTGTTTATTGACGAGCTTATTGATAGCGGTATGGATAGTAATGGTGTTGAAAACAGTCTTGCTGTACTTAAAAAGATGGCTAGAGAACGTGATAAAAACATCTACTTAATATCGCACAAAGACGAACTAATTGGCAGAGTCAACAACGTTCTTAAAGTTGTAAAAGAAAATGGATTTACAAGTTACGAGAATGACGTTGAAGTAATAGAATGATAGATGACACTCATGACAAATTAATCAAAGCGTACTTAGAGTACTTTGACGAAAACGAGAAGTTTGAAAAACGTAATTCTGTACGTACTCATGCAAGTGCAAGACGTGCATTAAGACAGTTACGATCTTTAGCAAAGCAACGAATGGACGAAATACACGAGAAACATAAAGGCAAAACTCAGAACTAGTCTAACAATATTAAAGTAGTTAATAATTACTTACATGGAGTGGACGTACAAAGGCAAAAAAATTAAAACAATACCAGACGAGTACGAAGGCTTCGTTTATCTAATAACGAACAAGAAAACTGGTCAAAAATATATAGGCAAAAAATTAGCAAAATTTAAGACCACAAAACCACCACTCAAAGGCAGAAAAAATAAGCGTAGAGGTTACAAAGAAAGCGACTGGAAGACTTACTATGGTAGTTCAGACAGACTAAATGCAGATGTAGCTCAACTAGGCGAAAAGCACTTCACAAGAGAAATACTATACCTATGTAAAGGTAGGGGCGAAATGTCCTACATAGAGGCAAGAGAGCAATTTGATAGACGAGTACTTGAAACAGATGATTACTATAACGGTATCATTAATGTTAGAGTAGGCGGATCAGAAAAACTCAAGCAGGCATTGCTAGAACATCACATCAAGGCAAAACAACCCAACACAAAAGGTTAGCGGGCCAGATTAGAAATACCGCTGTGGAAAAGCCTATGGGGACATAGGACACGTAACATACTGAGCGGCATCCGGTAGTAGGATGTTTGATTGGTATAGGTTGAATGTTGGCAATCGAAAAACACAAACACAGTACATAAAAACCCTTTAGCAATAGGAACGAAGCGGGGGAATATTGTATACTATAGTTTACATTATCCTTGATAATGTATATTATAATGTACATAATGTCGACGTAGGTTGGGAAAGGTCAGAGCCCATTGTACTTTGTGTATAAACAAATAACCTATTTCCAATGTCTCGGCTGTGACGACTCACATGAAGTCTTGATTAGATGGAACCACTTAGTAGGTTCCGTCTGACTAAAACAATCTACATGAAGTAACTACATTTTTACTACGTAAAAATGCTTTATTCATATATTATATTATTAAGTTAAACGAAGTGTTTACTTTGAGCGTTAAGCGAAAAGTTGTTTCGTGTAACGAAACATATAAATACATACAACAAGTATTAAGGTATAATAGTATGAACATAAAAGATATTCTAAATCTAAATGAAGCAAAAGCTGATCCTGAAGTAGTAGATAAATTTGCTGGTGTAAGTGATAGTCAAAGATCTTATTACATATATCATTGGGCTAAAGAAAAAGGCATTGATTCTGATGATGCTATGGAAATGGCAGGTTATACAAGAGGATCATATATAGGCCAAGGATCATACAATTGGCATTACAATCCGCCACGTGAAAGTTTAGCAACTGAAGCTCCTGTAGGAATGATGAAGAAAGCAGGTCAAGCAATAGGAGCAAAGGCTCTTGGCGCAATTGGCATGAAAGGCAAAGCAAGTAACTTAGCCGGTAAAGCTGACTTATCTGATACAGCAAATACTTTATACAATGAATTTAGACAGTACCTTGGCACACAAGAACTAGATATAAAAAATGCAACAGGAGCATCGTTAGTTGCATTTTTAAAATCTAAGCGTGTTAAAAATATTGGTGCTGTTCCTAAAGGTCCATTAACTAAAGACGTTATGGACAAAGCGTTTATGCAAGCCGCAAAAGAAGCAATGAATAAACAACAAGGTGTTAAAGGACCAGTAGCTAGTCCTGCACAAAAACCTGTTGCTAAAAAAGTTAAAGTATCTAGTGCATATGTAAAAACAAAAGATGCTGCACTTACACTTAATGCAAAAGAGAAAAGAAGACTAATTCAACAGCTTGAAAAAAGTATTAAAGTTAGTCCAGCTAAGAAACCTACTGTTTAAAAATAAGGTAAGCCGGACTTTTTAGTAGTTTCTAAATTTTCCTTAATTATATCAGAAATAATATCTCGATCTTCAGGCGGAAGTTCAAACGTCTCATCCATGGTAAGTGATCCGCGCATGTGCCATGCTAATTTAAACAAATTATAGCGCATTTGCTTCACATCTTTTTCTAGGACATCAACTTCGTGAAGTATCTGTTCGGTGGGTAG